CGCCAAGCCTTGTTACAGGCAGCATTGCTTGGGTCATGTTGACCTGCCAGCTCCTGACGTTGGCCGCCTGCTGCAGGCTGTTGCCTTTACCGTTTGGCGATTTCTCGTGATAGAGAATTCCGTGCTGACCGGTATAAAGAGCCATTAGCCCTACGAAGCAATAACGTCAGTCTAAGCGGTCAGCAATTGCTTGATTAGCTTGACCTGTACGTCAACAACGCGAGTCGTCAGCGCAGTAAAAACAGGCGCTGCCGCGTAACGCCAACGATTATGAGTTGGACCAATAAGCCATAAAGCATCTTGGTCCTCTACATCACGAAAGCATTGATGCCCTTTGGTGAATTCAACGTAATCATCATCTGCCATCACAGCGCGATAGTTGGCCTGTATTTGTCGAGCTTCAGACCATTGGATTGCTTTAAACCCAAAATCAAGCTCATCGTTGACCATTAACTTCCCGTAACTGACAAGGGTGACAGCACCGTTCTGCGCTTGAAATTCTTTCGTAGCCGGTGTGCCGGGACGAAACACGCGAGACGTTGGTGAAATGTTCGGGAAACGATGACCTTTGCCCATCAGTCAACAATCTCAAAATCATCGTCATCCCAATCTAAGAGCTGCAGTTTCCCGTTGGTTACAGGCGTATACACCGCTATTAGCTTGACCATTCCATCGGTCTCGCCAAATTCCAGCGACTCCACTTGATAGACCCTGTCCTTTGTCTCGACACCACGGACACAAAACATCGAATTTTTAAATTGGCTTTGCGTAGTCTTTCCACCTGAAACCGTCATTGTGCCATTTTTGACGCCAATGGTTCCCACTGTCCAATAAAAGACTGGATAGCGCCCATTTTTAATTTCCATTGGGCTTTGGATGCTGCCATCAGGAGCGACACTGCCAGTGTCAAACCGGCTGAAGTGGGTGTACTCCGTCATGACACGGATGAAGTCACCAGGCTTGACGCCCTGGGCCATCTCTGGGGTGGTCTCAAAACTGCAGGTATGCGTCGACAATGTCCGAACACGAAGGGCATATTTTGCAAATCGGATGGCGTGTTCTTCGTTAATGCAGAACTGCGTCAGATCAAAAGTTTCCGTCGGGTCGTTGTCCGAGCCACCAGGCTTGTCACCGCCTTGTTCTTTGCGTGATTTCAACGCAACATGAATAGTTTTAACTTCAGGGAAACCGTTGGTCGATTCTTCGCGATAAGTCAATTCAGCCTTAAAGCTCTGACGCTGTTCTGGAGGAAGAAACGTAATTTCAAAACCACGCATATTCCCATCTGTAAATAACCCAGCAATATCAACGGCCTTTGATCGCCTTTCATCGCCATCTCCTCTACTGCTATGCACACGACCGTCAGAATGAACAGGGAAAGCTGGCTGGAGAAAGAACGTTCCACTGAAGCAGCAGAATTGCATCATGCAATAGGCAGCCTGCTGATATAAGAAATCGCGGATGGCGACCTGCTCTGTAATGACACCATCCCAAAAGAAACCGTTTTGCGTGCAAAATTCAGTAGCTTTTGCCATCTTGGACTTGTCAACAAACTCGCGACCAACCAGCTCTCCAACGCCATATTCTTTATTGGTCAACAAGTCATAAGCAATCTCAGGCAACGTATTAACTGCACGCTTAATACCCCTTGCTGGATATAGATCTTCAGCGTGCATTCCTTCAGTAAAATAAGCTGAAATGCTGTTAAAGCTGTTAAATTCATAACCGCTATTTACTGCTACGCCAGCAATTGCCAGCTTTTCATATTCAGCGCCTAGATCAGTTTCATCCAGTATTTCGTTGACAAAGGCAATGCTGTGCTCAGGGCCATCTTGATGGCTAGAACGCTCTGCATCATATTTAAAATAATCAAGGATGGCGTCATACGGATTTAAATTTTCTTGACCACCATAAACTTGCGCGCTAGTGCGAATTTTTATAGAAACATTTTTCCCATCAAAGCGAATGCCGTCAACCCTTGCATTTTCGCCATCAAAATATCCACTTCCCTCCTTGGCTAGCTCAAACGTGTAGGCGACAACTCTGCCTTTTTTCTTCCATTCCGTAGAACGCACTTCTGCTGTATTTGCATTTGAGCGGTCGCCAACTAATTTGTTAACAGTGACACGTGAAATGACCCCATCAGATTCAGACTTTATCTTCTGGCGTTTAATCTCCCAACTTCTACCGCCACTCTTTGGTTCGCCCTTCCAATATTTATAACCATCCTTTTTAATTTCATGTGGCTTGCCATGCTTAAATCGTTTCGATTTGATGCGTTTACCATCCCAGTAAAAATGGGTTTGGTAATTGCGTTGGTTAGCATCTTCCCAAATGCCATCACGGCCTTTGTCCATTCGATTGTTAGGGTCCCAGTGGTACTTTGTCTCAATTGCACCAGGACCCTTCTGTGAAGGGACTCGCCCCACTACGGGACGTTTCAACGTTTCAACATTGCCAAACGCAGTGGGTGGCTTGCCACGAATCCACTCTGGGTTAGAAAGCTGTTCAACGCCCAGCGTAAAAGGCGAGGCATTGATATACAGATCAAAGTCACCACTAGACATCTGATAAAGATCAGACGTGTGCTGCAAACGGAATGCAACAGTCCCTAAACGCTTCATCACCTGGGAGCCAGTCACTGGCACAATCTTGTATTCGTGCTGCCCTTCAGGGTGATGAATGCGCAAGGAATTATATTTAGCTTGTGGCGTATTACCCCGAATGCAGAGCAACTTATCGCCAGTCAACCATTGCCATTTGCCGCCCTTTGGACGCACGCAAACACGGAAGAACGAATAGCGAATCAGATATTTCGCCATTTGGCCTAGTTGGATCTGGTCTCCTTCTCTTTCATATTCTTTCAACGTGCTTTCGTCAGGCTCACTATTGACGTTTGCAAACGATGTAATTTGCTTCCATACTGTCGACTTCAATCCAATCTCTGTAATGTTGCAATCACGATTGTTAGTGACTACACCATCATTCACACGCATTAGCGGCGAAATTTCTGTTGGCATCTCAACAGTGGCATCAGGACGAACCACATAGACAACACCGCTTTCAATTGCTCGCAGCTGATATTCGTGATCTTCGCCAATATCCCAAATGTCAGAAGGGCGATTCACTACAACGGCACGAATATCGCCAACCTGAAAAACTTCGCCTATCTGCAGACGCTCGTCGGCCTCAATACGCCGTGCATTAATCGAACCATTCACATCGGTCAAACCCCAAGGCTGATACTTGTCCGGGTCGTATTGATCGTCTGCAATACGGTATTTAAGGATTTCACCTGCCTTGACATTTACACGCTTAGGTTTTGAGCTTGCCTTTTCATTGTCTGCTTGTACCAAGCTTGCAAAGCTAGAAAAACCTTGTCGAATTTTGTCGTTCTTCTCTCGGGCGTCCTCTTTGGCCTGCTTGTTCCCGTCGTAAATCAGGACTAACTCATACGGCAGCCTAAAAACATGACCATTAGGAATTGGAGAATGGACGCCAAACTCAGCATTCGCATTAACATTTCGCGTACCGCTAAAGTACGGATACCAATCCCGACCATTTTCCCCGTCCTTTTCTAGATACTCATCATCAAGGATCGTGAACGGATCATTCGGCAACTTAATCGCCCAATCACCTTGCTGAGTCTCCTCGTATTGATCAGACCTAAGTAAACGGCTATATCCTTGCTTACTAGGTCGAATGTTGCGTTCACCACTAGAAAAGAACAGACGCATCCGAGCAGCGCCGTAGTTCTTTATTAGCTGATCGCCAATGGCAAAGCCATCAAAACTAGGTCGTCCTGTAATGCCATTTCCGAAAAGGACAATGGCCCGTAGCAACTGACTGGAGCCCTGCGAATCTAGGTGTGACCAAAGCAGCTGACCGTTAACCCTTACACCCCGTCTCGTGTAGATCAGAGGAATAATCTTGCCTAAGGTCGCTAGCTCCTGAACACTGCCAAAGCTTTCATAAGGCGTAAAGCGATCACGACCCTTTTGATCAGCGGTCTTAATGCTGCGCCTTTCATCTTGCTGCTGCTGTGATGGCTTTGGTGCCAACAACGCACTAACAGCAGTCAGCGCCAACCCAATAACAAGGTTGATGGCTAGCGATACAGGATCATTTCTGACGTCAGGAATTAGCGCATATTCCTTACCCCGTTCAATTGATGCGTAATGACAATCCTCTAAAAATTGAAAATACTCTTCCTTTGTGCAGCCAAGCGTCTCAATCAGGCTTTGCTCTGCGGGCAGTAAAGCGCGTCTATTTGTAATGCCCCGATAGGGCACCATTTCACCGCCTTGCCCACGAACGCTAGCCATCCGTTTTCCCAAAACACTGCCATGCCCTTTGCACCATTATCGGACAGGCAAAGCCCAACTACACCGATTCTAGGAGTGGTTGTTCTTTGCCCCCAAGCCGTTAATTCCTCAGCAAAAACATCAGTATCTCCACGCTTCAGGCGCCGATACCAACTGCGTTTTGGCTCTGGTGTATCAATGCCGTAAAACGTCAAGACCGTGCGGCAAAGGCTTAAACAATCAGCAGCGCCATGGTCAACCGGGTTGGCACCCAATCGATACGGCATCCCAATCAACTTGACTGGATCCATCAGCCGGTTTGAACGCTGCCAGACACCGGCAATCTGCCGACGAGGTCGGTCGTCAGGATTCGATTAGGGGTGTTGGCTCCTACAGCGTCCAAAGCAGACGACAGAAGCAGCTCAACCTCAGTGTCGTTGTAAGCCATTGAAGCCGCTAGCCATAGGTCAGTTTGTAAGGTTCGCGCAGGCTTGTTGTCCTCAGCCATGCTTACCGTCGAGATCGAATACATGTATCTATCTTCGACATGCTCGACCAGCGACGTGGTCACGAGACGATTAACAGCAAACACGATGGCCGATTCCATGTTGTCGCCTGCCTTATTCCGGGTTGCACCGGCATAGAGAAAGGGCAAATAGGGAAAACTATTGCCTCTATAAACAATTGAACCGTTGGCTAGATAGTTCTGAAAGCGCCTGACCCAGCGACCATCAACCCGCTTTCTAACTTCTACTAGCTGCGCGATGCGTTCCATTAGATGCCCAAGGATTGACGAGTGGAGCGGCGGTTACGCAGCCCCTTTAAGGCGTTAGCTTCGCCAAGTTTGGCGCCCTGGCGCGTAGCTGATTGACCCATGGCACGCACTTGATCAACGGTCGCATATTCAACGCCGTTGATCACGGTGGTCTGTAATTCAAAGCTGGTCTGAACTGGTGCCATCGTCATGGTGCTGCCGCTTGCGCCGTAACGGTTCAGCATTTCGTCGGTCTGCGACGTATTAGATACGCGTGCGGGAGTCCCGCCAGTTGAAATCAACTCAGGGCCGTTCTCGCCTACTAACGCCGTGGAGTTGGGCGGCATCACGCCGCCAGTAGCGAAGAAACTCATCCCAGATGTCAAAGGCACAGCTGAGGGTGCAATCGAATAACCACCAATTCCTCCAGAACTGCCTAACAAGCCGCCCAGTCCACCACCACCAAACAAACTGCCTAGTCCACCACCACCACCGGCTCCGCCCATTTGCGCTGCAGCCTGCTGCATCATCTGCGCAGCTTGCATGTTTGTTTGTGAGGCCGTCTGCATGATCTGCCCGGCTGATAGCTGTGTTGTGGCTGCCTTCTCTTCACCTGACAAGAAACCTTTAAACAACCCGCTTAGCGCATCTTCGACCTGACTAAACGCGGCATCTAGGAAACGGTTGGCCAAGCTTTCAACCAACTGCATTGCAGCTTGCTTGACGTCACCGCCCTTAATCGCAGTAACCAAGATGTCTTTGAGGCCACTAGACAAGTCACCTGCCAAGCCCTCTGCTAATTGATCTGACTGAGCCTGTGCATCTTTTGCGGCCTGCTCAGCTGCACGCTCTTGATCTGTCAGCGTCTTGGTCTGATCTTTGAGTTTGTTCAGCCGCTGCTGATTAGCAATGCGCTCATTGACTTGCTCATTGATAGCAGCCTCTGCCTCTTGCAGCTCCTTAGCCCCAAGGTTCTCGATCTTCTGTAAATCAGCGATAGCCTCAGCACCTGCAAGGCGAATGTCTGATAGCTCGCGGGCCCGCTCAATATCCTGTTTTGCCTCGTCACTGTTGACACCAGAGTTAATCATGTCAACCAGCTTTTGTGCATCCTCAACCTGCTCTTGCAGTGGGCGGCTGCCTTCAGTAAACCGTGCGACTAAATCAGCAGCGTTTTGCGAGGCCTTTGCAATTTCTTCCGCCAATCGGGCTGCGTCTTGAGCTGCTTTGTCGACGCCGCTGCTGCCGCCACCGCTGCTGCCGCCGCCACCAGTCAGCCCACCTGTAGGAATGACCGCATTCAAAGCAGGCGTTTTAGGCGCATCAGGAACAGTTATTTCAACTTTTGCTTTGGCTTCCTGTACATCGCCAACAACTTTTTCTAATGCGCCCCTGACTGCATTGGTCACGCCACCAGCTACAGATGCAGAGGTACTAAGCGCACCCTTCAACCAACCAGGCAAGCTGTTCCAGAAACCTTCAATAATGCTCTTTGCTCCGTTAAAAGCGGCCGCAAATGCGCCTGTAATTGCGCCTACAACACTTTGAACACCACCGCTAATGCTGTTCCATAGACCAGAGAACCATTGAGCGACTTGCTGGACCAACGCCCCGATGTATTGGCCGACCACATTGCCAATGGCAACAATCGTGTTGGCTACATCCTGAACAGCTGCAATAACCTCAAACCATTTCTGGGTGAAAGACTGCAAAACAGCCTCGCCATCCTTGACGCCAGTCAATGCCGAAACGATCCCCGTGATTACCTCAATTAAGGCCCGGACTGGAGCTATAGCCAGCGTGAATGCTGCCCCCAACGCTTCGACCGTTGCGGCTGCCGCCAGCAACGTGCCGCGAATAATCTGACCTAGCTCTGACTGATCAGCAAACAGGTTTTGGAACGCGACTGTGACACGCTTCCATGCGCCTTCGATTGTGCCTGCTGCCGTAGCTGCTGCCGCTGCCGCAACGCCGTTGGCCTGCTCTTGATTCTTAATCAGCTCCTCATATCGCTCAAGGTTCTGAATCACCGGCAGCAGTGCCGGGCCAGCCTCAGTGCCTAACGCCTTAAAGATGGTGCCGGTGTCCAGCCCCTCTAGTTTCTTTAACGTGCCAAACAGGCCATCTGATTTGATGCTGGCTGCATCAATTTCGATGTTGTAATCCTTGAGCGCCTTAGACGCTTCGCCACTAGCCAACCTCGCCAAAGCACCTTTCAGCCCTGTAAATGCAACTTCTGCTTGAACACCTGCTGCGGTCGACTGGGCAATTACTGCATTGACTTCAGACAACGGAACGCCAAGGCCCGCCGCGGCACTAGCCACCTTGCCGATATTTTGCGCGTATTGCTCAACGACAATTTTGCCGTCATTCTGCGTCTGAATGAACTGGTCAACCAGCTTTGCCGCATCAGTAGCAGACTGCCCGTAAGCGTTCAAAACAGAGGTGGCGGCGTTGCCCACCGTGTTGATGTCACTGAATCCACCAGTGGCACCCAAGCTGGCTGCCTTCAATACCAGCGATGCCTCAGCCGCTGACGAGAATCCAGCCGATGCCACGTCATACGCAGCAGCCGTTAACTCAGCAACGCTGGCAGAACCCTGTAGCTCATTGCTAACCGCCTTCAGATTGGTAACCAGCTGAGTTGCATTGCCACCAAGGCTTT